ATATGATGAGAGAGTTGCTAGAATAATAACTAATAGATACGCTTATATGAGCAAGTCAAAATTGGTATTTAGCGATGGGTCATTGTATGAACAGGAGTTACCTGGTATTATGAAGTCTGGCTTGTTAATTACATTATCCATAAATAGTCGGTCGCAGCTTTTGATCAAAATGGCCTATTGCATTTCGCAATATGGTTATTATAATGAGAAAGAGCATGGATTGATTAGTATGGGGGATGATGTGATTGAAAAGATACATAATCTCAACAAGGATCACTACTTGGATTGGATCTTGGACCAAGGTTTTCGTGTTAAAAAGGATCAGTGCGAGGTTGGACCCCTTTTAGGGAGACAATTTTGCTCTCATCGTTTTATAAACACGTTCATTGGTTATGCTCTTTGTCCTGATAACTTTTCTAAACATCTGTATGCGGTAAAACGTAAGCAGAAAAAAGAAATGCAGTTTACTGCAGACCAGTTGCATTCGTTATGCATGGAGTATGGTTGTTATCAGGATGAAAGATTCATGGCATTTTTTCAAGCGTTAAAGGCTTTAGATATTAATAAAGCACGCAGTCTAGCTTATTATTTCGATTTCCATTTTGATATGGGTATAGGAATGTCGAGTCAAAAACTCTTCGGACCTGTTTCTTCTTGTAACGGAAGAAAATCGGAAGATGGCGAGGACAGCCCGCAAGAAGAAAATGCGCAGTAAAGGCCAGAGCAGGCCCAACCCAGCCCCTAAAAAGGCTAAAAAGAAAAAGTCACGTGCTAAGCGTGCTGGAGTCATGAAAGGTTCTATCAAATCCGTTAAGGGTGCTGGTGGTTACTTTGGAGACTTTGGAGCGGGCTTAGGCCGTGACGCCGGAAACTGGGTTTCAAAGATTTTCGGTTTTGGTGATTACAACATCAAGCAAAACTCACTAATGTCTAGTGGAAGTGGACCTCCCGTGTTTGGGAGTGGTTCTACTGAAATTAAGCATCGTGAGTACCTGCAGGACATTACCAGTTCAACAGGATTCAACATTCAAGGTTTTTCTATAAATCCTGGGCTAGAGGGAACTTTCCCCTGGCTTTCGATTATAGCTCAAAATTTTGAAGTGTATGAATTGCTTGGTCTTGTGTTTGAATATAAGGCAACCAGTGCTATAGCGGTTAATTCCACTAATACTGCACTTGGTACCGTTATATTAAGTACGGAGTACGACTCCATAAACCCGCCCTTCGCCTCTAAACAAGAGATGGAAGCGCATGAGTTTACGGTAGCAACGTCTCCAGCGGAGAGTGTCATTCATGGTGTAGAATGTGCTCCGCGTATGGGAGTCCTAGATAAAGCTTATCTTAGGAGCTCCACCCCCCCAGAAGGGACTGATATTAGAATGTACGATAAAGGTACGTTTTATATAGCCACGCAAGGGATGCAAGCAGCCTCTGTAATAGGAGAACTGTGGGTGTCTTATCATGTGCGGTTATTACAGCCTCAGCTGGTTTACCAACCTAGTGCCTTAGGCTATTTGCATTTGCGTAGTACTGAGAATTCTGGTGCGGCTTTTGCCCCACCAGTTACAGCTCTTGGAGGCGCGTTGCCTTACACGTTAACGTCTGATGGTACAGGGATTGTTTTAGATGAAGGTCAATACTTCATTAATCAAACCCAGTACG